GTATCACGGGTGCCACGGGTATCACGGGTGCCACAGGTATCACGGGTGCCACAGGTATCACGGGTGCCACAGGTATCACGGGTGCCACAGGTATCACGGGTGCAACTGGTGCGACAGGCATCACGGGTGCAACAGGTATCACAGGTGCGACCGGTGCCACAGGTATCACGGGTGCCACGGGTATCACGGGTGCCACAGGTATCACGGGTGCCACAGGTATCACGGGTGCCACAGGTATCACGGGTGCCACAGGTATCACGGGTGCGACAGGTATCACGGGTGCCACAGGTATAACGGGTGCAACAGGTATCACGGGTGCCACTGGAATCACGGGTGCTACGGGTATTACTGGAGCCACGGGTATCACAGGGGCAACAGGTATTACGGGTGCCACTGGAATCACGGGTGCCACTGGAATCACTGGAGCCACGGGTATTACGGGTGCCACAGGTATTACGGGTGCAACAGGTATCACGGGTGCCACTGGAATCACGGGTGCGACAGGTATTACTGGAGCCACGGGTATCACAGGGGCAACAGGTATTACGGGTGCCACTGGAATCACGGGTGCGACGGGTATTACTGGAGCCACGGGTATCACAGGGGCAACAGGTATCACGGGTGCCACTGGAATCACGGGTGCGACGGGTATTACTGGAGCCACGGGTATCACAGGGGCAACAGGTATTACGGGTGCCACTGGAATCACGGGTGCGACGGGTATCACGGGTGCAACAGGTATCACGGGTGCCACGGGTGCCACGGGTGTTACAGGTGCCACTGGACCGCAAGGTGCAACGGGACCAATCGGTGGATCGACGACCCAGATTCTCTACAACAGCAACTCAACCACCGCTGGAAGTTCTTCAATGACCTTTAATGCGTTAACTGGAACTACCACATTGAGTTCTCTCACGATCACAAATAACACATCGAATGGAGGAAACGTGGCTATGAATCTCTGTAATATCACGGACATTGGTAGTTCCATATTTTCAGCTGCGGTGACCAATGACATGTTTACGGTTACGTCTGGAACATATGGAACATCGTGGACTTCAAATATTTCTGGAGGAAGGAAGTACTATACATTCTATAGCAACTGTACGATTACATCTATCAGTACTGGAAGTGTTGAATATTTTGCTGTTGGTGGAGGTGGTGGTGGATCTGGTGGAAATCCGTCGTCTGCGAGTGGTGGAGGAGGTGCTGGAGGATTGCAGACGAACGCGTCGTCTTCATCTTTTCAAGTAGCATTCTCAAGTCAGTATCGTGCTATTTCGCCCTTTACCGTCGGTTCTAATTATACGCTTACCATCGGAGCAGGTGGTTCGGCGGGTTCAAACGGTAGTAACACAACAATTTCGGGAGCGGGGGTATTTGTCAATTCTTCAGGCGGAGGTGCAGGCGGAAGTACAAGCGGATTTGCCGGGGGGTGTGGAGGAGGTGGAACAAGTACTGGAGCCCAATATCCTGGAGGAACTGGATCTCAGGGTGGAAGTGGTGGAGCTGGAAATATATCTGGTCAGAGTTATTTCCTCGGTGCTGGCGGTGGTGGTATAGGGGGTAATGGGTTTTCAAATACAAACTCGCCAAACGCGTGTGGTCCAGGAGGATCATCTCTTACATACAATGGGTCTGCATATGGAGGTGGTGGAGGTGGTGGAGGACAGGGATATTATGGTGCTGCTGGAGGAGGTGGTGGAGCGGGAGCAGGGGGTAATGAGTTTGTAGTAGGCGGTAATGCGTCATCGAATACTGGCTCTGGCGGCGGCGGAGGAGGGCGGGATAAAGCCGGTGGGAGTGGAGGAAGCGGAGTTATTGTGATGTCCTATGCATTTCCGTCCCCCACAACCATATTTTCACTGGGATCCGCCTATATCGACGTTAGTAACAGTTTACGATTATTGTCTACGTACAACACGGTAATATCCGCGTCTTCACTGGTTATTCAAAATTCTACTTCGATCTCAGGTAATTTAGGAATGAATTACTGTAATATCACGGATATCGGTAGCAACGTGTTTGCAGGACTACTTCCTATAACTCCCGATTTATTCACGGTAACATCTGGAACTCAAGGAACATCATGGACGTCAAATGTTTCTGGAGGGAGGAAGTACTATACGTTCTATAGTAATTGTACAGTTACCGTTGGAGTATCTTCGGGTGCGATTGAATACTTCGCGTTAGGTGGGGGAGGAGGCGGAGGAGCAACTCTAGGTTCTGGTGGAGGCGGAGCCGGTGGTCTACAAACAAACGTTTCATCAACTACGTTCCAAGTCGCTTTTTCTAGTCAGTACAGCACTATACCGTCGTTAACAGCAAATTCAAATTATACAATTGCCATTGGTGCTGGGGGTGCTGGAGGAAGCAACGGCAGCAATACGACAATTGTGGGAACGGGAATATCTATTACTGCCTCGGGTGGAGGTTCAGGAGCAAGTCAGGGTTCAGGATCAGCGGGTGGATGCGGAGGAGGAGCTGCAAATAACTCAGTTGTTAATCTTTCTGGAGCTGGACAACAGGGAGGCGGAGGCGGCGGACCGGGTACTGGATTAGATGGTAGTCGTGTGTGGTCCCTAGCTGGCGGTGGTGGAGGTATCGGTGGAAAAGGAGGTGATGTAAAGAACGGAGGACCTGGAGGCGATGGCTCAAACGCATCTGGAAACGGAGGAACAACACTTACGTTCAATGGGTCTGCGTACGGAGGTGGCGGTGGTGGTGCGGGAGGAATGAGTGGATTTGTATTTAACGGAACAGGTGGGGGTGCAACTGCAGGTGCAGGAAATAGTACAGGAGCGGGAGGTTCAGCATCGCCAAATACTGGATCTGGCGGTGGTGGTGGAAGTAATGTGGGTGGATCTGGTGGGTCTGGAATTGTCATAATTTCATATCCGTTTACTAGCGGGTTTACGATCACCCCACTTGGAACTGTTTCGATAGACTCGTCCAGCAATTTGAAACTGTCTGCTACGTCGAACATTGTGGTGTCATCTACGACCGCATTCTCGTCCAACGTAACTATAACAGGGACAGCAACATTTGGATCGAACGTGACAACGAACGGAGTTGCTACAGTAAGTTCACTGCTGGTGACGTACACATCGTCGCACGGAGGAGTGTCTACGTTCGGATCGAATATCACGGTGGCGGGAACGCAGTCAAATACCTATTCTGGGAACAGCGTCGGACTCACTATTACAGGAAACGATACGGTGGGAGGATCAGGATACATGAACTTCATGCGTGTCACCAACACCTCTACCGGGGCTACCAATCCAACCAAGACATTTCGTATCAATCCCACCGGAGGGTTGGAGCTTCTCAATAGTGCGTATACCTCCAATATTTTCAGTATTGCCGACAACGGAATTTTACAGGTGGGGGGTGATACGTCTGCGGGGACAACTAACAATTCTCCCACATCAAAATACCTTTCGTTCAACGCACAGTCTCAGATATACGATGACGGAAACTTCCATATTCATACAACAAACAATGGAGGGTCTATGTGGATGAACACGAGCGGGGGACAGATCAATTTGATCTCCCAGCAGGTGGGCGGAGGATCGTTAGGATCAGGTGTCGGTATCGGAACATCCAGTCTCACAGCCTTTGTATCCATCAGTGGAACCAAGACATACTCGCTCAGTAGCTACGGATACCTTGCACAGAGCGGAGCCGGCACCGGTGGTAGCACTGGTAATGTGGGGTTCAGCCTATTTACAAGTGGACGTATTCAGTGCACGGAGTTGGATGCCACCTCCGACGAACGTCTCAAGGATATTTCGGGGGGTATTACGGCCGAGGACGCCCTGCGGTTTGTTCAGAGCGTGAGTGGAATGTACTACTCGTGGAAATCTGACCCCTGCGGAGGCCTGCGATCGGGGTTCATTGCCCAGGATATTCACAGGGCAGGGTTTGACCATATGATCTCGGCGATCCCGAGAGCAGACATATGTGGTCAAGTAGACGATGACGGGTTCACGCACCCAGAAGGAGCCCAATTAACTCTGAATTACAGTTCAATCACACCGTACCATCACGAAGCCATCAAGTATTTACTTGATCGCGTCAGGCGGTTGGAATCTCAGATTTCAAGTTTAATGTCACGGATATAAATAATGGCTGCGTTACTTGGGTACACAAACGTCAACGGACTGTCGATCCTCGTGAGTGGAAGCGGAAGCGTATCGGGAACGTTAACTGGTACTTCAACCGGTCCCGCGGTGCTTGGGTACACAGTCGTAAACGAAATCCTGACGGGATCAAACAGCACGCTATACATTACCAACGCGAGTGGTGGATCTTGAAGATTACTGTTTACTCACACGAATACTCAATGTTCTATTGGAAATCAGGCAAAAAACTTTAATTCCCTGAAATTTTGTCTGAAACGACTGAACTTGACTGTTCACACTTTTACCAAGCAGGAATGATATATATTCATACGGAGTCCTTTTGATTCCGTCTGAGCATACAGGAGGGACGGTAAACTGAACGGAAAAAATTGTGAACGGACTTTGGAATCCCGAGTTCGCCCATCGGGATAATGGTCCGCTGAAATCAGGGGGAGTAATAAACGGCTGGAGTCCCGCCCGGTCAATATCTTCCTGGTGACGAGCGGTCGCCTGATTTTTCAGGAGATCGCTAATGTTTGAATTATACCCGGACATTGCTGATTATAACTTGATGACAACAGAATTCTTAGCGGACTTGCGTTCCGATCCACCCGACCGCTTGAGCACTGACTTGCGAGCGGGTTGAGGGGGAGGAGGTCCAGCCGAAAATGTCATGGGAGGGGCGGTGGGAGCCTGGGTGGGTGGCATGGGAGTGGTATTTGTGGATCCGATCTTCTTCTCCTCCTTATTGATCTTGTTCAGGATATCACCAATACCCATTCCACTTCCACTCGGCATCTTCATCTCGCGAGCCGGAGCCTTGAGGGGGATAGTGCGTGTCTGAGCGGGCGGTGGCTGGTTCGTTCCGCCCAGGAACGACATAAGTCCGGCAAGAGGATTATCAAAGTTGGAGGTAGGGGGCATCTGTACGGGTCCGGGGGCGGGGGCAGAGCTGGGGAATGTAGGAACTGTTGCACGCTGCTGTTGCTGCTGAGCCTGCTGCCGGAACTGCTCGGTCTGTCCCTGCATAGCCTGAGCCGCCATCTGCCGGGCAATATCGGGGTTCTGACGGAGAATCTCCTGAATATTAGGAACCGGAGCCTTCATTGCCATCTGGTTGGTGAGGTGAACCATATACACCATGAAGCAAGTACGCATAGGAATGCGGACGAGCGGGTGCATACGCATCTGGTCACCGTAGAGATCATACAGCTCCTCAAAATCCTCTTCCAGATCGCCAACATTCATCTGGGCACTCTGGGACAGACCGTCGAGTTGGAGACCGAACATCTTCACCATGTTCACATTCTTGGATCCCCACTCAAGAGCGGACATACCAGTAATGAACCATTCGCTAAACTGCTTGATGGTGGCATCCATAGCCTTCTCCTTGCGAACAAACTCTAGCTCCATCTCCATCTCGTCAAGAGGCGAATCCATAGTAAACCGCTTGCGGATGGGTACACCGAGTTTGTTGAGACGCTCAAACTTGCGGAGGAGTTCGTACTTCTTCTTCATGATGGCATCCTCGGACATCTTTGGAGCCTGGGATACAGGCTTAAGATAAGCCTCGGCATTCAAGTTCTCGACGCCATCCCACGACTTCGTATTCCCAACATCGGCAGCGGATGGGACGAGGCGGGGCGGGGGCACGGGCTCGGAAGGAAGATCCGTAAAATCAAGGTTAACTGTCTCCATATCAGGAAGCTTGGTGTCCATCGCCGCCGAGGACGAAGAGTTCATTAAAAGATCAGCACCGGGAACGTCCATTATGTCTCCTCCGCATCCTCTTTGTAAGATGTAAACGCGAGCGACGCCGAGTTTTTCCCCTGCCACCCTTGAGAGGAGTTGAGGCGAACTTCCGTCCTTCTACGACAGTTTTGTACTCTCCCATCCCCGACCGGGAACAATTTGAACAGATATACTGTCGGTTCCCGCTCCCCAGATCTGGAGCGTCTGGTTCATATTTGCAGACACAGACGGCAGGGAACTGCACGGGCGGAGGGCGGGGTGCCGATGCAACTGAAAATGAGGTAGGGGACGAAGGAGGAGACACAGAAAACCCTTCTGCTGTACCAACGCGAGGACGTTTCGTCATCAATTCTTCAGCAGCACTTTTCATAGTTTCTTTGGCGGTCGTTTTAAGAACGTCTTTCACTCCTTTCATGAATTGCTGACGAAGAGTGGGTCCGAGTCTGGACATCCCTATATTATACTGGATGCTCTAAGAAATACAGACCCTGCAAAAAACTATCGGCTAAATCGTCCTTCTTCTTATGCGAACGAAAAAATGAGATGTTTGCGGAGGGACACAGTTGCTCGCAGTGTACGATACCCGTCTTCTTGCGTCCGCGGTAGGTTCCTGTCGTGTCGCCTGCCATAGTGATATTGTCCAGCTTATGGATCGCAGACACACCTTTGGTGCGATAACCCCGACATGCAAAGTACATATGAATCATGGCTTGGACAGCAAACATCCGCCGATCCAGCTGGTTCTCACATACTACGAGATCTGCACCATGCCACCAATCTGTCCTGCGATCAAGCGAAGAAATGATATCCGTTACTAGGTCGAGGACTCCACCACCTGCTGCTCTAGCATTTCCCTTGAACTTTGACCATCCCGCCTTGTTCATTTCAGCCCAGATAGCCGGAACCAAATCCTTCTTCGTCTTCTTATCCGAAAGACCGTACGTCTTGGACATCTCCTGAAGTTCGGGGATGGTCTTTTTACCGAGGGCAGCCTTGGTCATAGTGAGGTTCTTTGGACGGTGGCGGGAACATGCTTGGGTACCAGCTCCAGCCTGAACCCACATGGCAGGTTTCGAGCACTTGTAGCAGGATGTCCGAGCATGTCCGTTTTTCTCACCGATGACGTCAATCACGTCCCAATGGGCAATACACATATCTGTCCTGGAAGCACCTTCAAGGACACATATGGCTAAATTACGAAGCCCGATATCAACACTTATGAGCTTCATATTCTTATTGGTTTTATTAAGACGCTGCCTGTAAGAGTGAAATCAGAGTAGACTTCTTGTCGCTCTTGCTGTAAGGAATACCCTTAGCTGTCAGCAGTTCGCGGAGCTGAGCCGCCGTCTTTCCGCCAAGAGTAGCCATGTCCTCACCCATCAGCTCAACATCCTCTCCATCGTGCTCAGCCTCAGCGTCCTCATGAACGCTGACCCGGTCATCCTGGGGCTGAGCTTGGACTGGAGCAGACAGTTCGTCTTCATGCGATACTTCCGGCTCGGGCTCGGACTGGGACTCAGACTCGGGGACGTGCTGGGCAAATGTTGGAGGTGGGGCTGTAATAGCAATAGCCAGGGCGTTGATCGCCTGAGCCATGCGGGACTGCTGAACATACATCCACGCAACCAGACCAGTCAGAATAAGAACAATACCGGCGACGAGTGCTACGACACCATGAAAGAACTCCATGTTTCCTAGTTTACCTTGATGGATACTTAAAAATCGTCCGAATCAAACTTGATCGTCATGTCCTCCTTCCGGGCACCGACCCCTGCCTTGGAGTAATCTGACACCTTCCGCTCAAAGAAATTGCCCTTACCTTCCATCGAGATCATCTCCATAAAGTCGAATGGGTTTTGGACGTTGTACAGTTTCGGGACACCCAACTGAACAGCCAGGCGGTCGGCCACGAAGCGGATGTACTGCATCATGAGCTTGGAGTTCATACCAATGAGGGAACACGGCAGGGAGTCGCAGATGAACTCGCACTCGATCTCTACGGCACTCCCAATAATCGCGTGGATCTCGGAAACCGTAATCGGCTTCTCGCGATGGTACATTTCCACCGCAAAGACAGTGTGCAGTCCCTCATCGCGAGAAATCAGTTCGTTGGAAAAGGTCAGTCCAGGGAGGAGACCACGCTTCTTCAGCCAGTAGATCGCACAGAACGCACCGCTGAAGAAGATGCCCTCAACGCACGCAAACCCTACCAGACGAGTGGCAAACGACTCCGAGCTCTCAATCCATTCCAGAGCCCACTTGCCCTTCTTTTGAATACAGGGGATCGTGTCCAAGGCTCGGAAAAGACGGAATTGTTCGTCCTTGTCCTTGACATACTTGTCGATCAGGAGGGAATACGTCTCGGAATGAATACCCTCGATCGCGTTTTGAAACGCGTAGAACAGGCGTGCTACCGGGCTCGGAGTATCACGCTGGAACCGAGTCGCCAAGTTCTCCTGGACGATACCATCGGATCCGGCAAAGAAGGCAAGGACATGCTGGATGAAATGCTTCTCGTTCGAGGTCAGCTTATCCCAATCAGCCTCATCCTTGCTGAAATCAATTTCCTCGGGCGTCCAGAACGAGGCGACAGACTGTTTGTACAGCTGATACAGCTTGGACTCATCAGACTTGATAGGAAAGAGCGTGTAGCGGTCACCGAGAGTTGTCATGTCGTGTATATATCACGCAGAAAGTAGTTAAATCCTTTCCGTGTAATAAAAACAATACGAGATGAGCGTGGCACCGCCTCCCGCCACCTACACTGCGACAAACGATTTGAATGCCTTGAAGAATATTTTTGTTCCGCAGTACCAGTTCAGCAACGGGTATTACCATGCGATCGTGAACACTCAGCTGCCAGGAAACGTGGCGGTAGGTAACTCGACGACTGGATTCCTACTGACAGTGAACGGAGCTCCAACAATGACGCTCTCGGATCTCCAAAACTGGTCGTACTACCGGGCGACATCGAACTTGGTGATGAATTCAAATTCCATTACGACTGTTTCCAAACTGACGTTTGTGGGAGGAAATACGACGAACGCGTTCACAATTGACGCACCGAATGGGTTCATCAATGTGTCGGCGTACTACCTATGCGGAAACTTCATCAATTTATCGGGGGGTCTACCTGCGTGGGCAAATTACCCTGCCTCCACAAACGTGAATATGGTAGGGTACTCAATCAGTGCCGCCGCTTTCGTTTCCCTCTCCCTGGGCGGAACAGTGACAAACCCGGCGTCCAACGTCATTGGATTTTCGAACGCCGCGTTCGGCGAAACGATGCGAATCACGCAGTCGGGGCAGTTGAGCGTTGGAACCTCCGCCCAGTTTCCGGGGTTTTCCCTGGTTGTCAACGGATCGTCTCAATTCAAGTCGAGCATCATTATGACGACATCGGCGTACACTTCAGGTTCAAACTCTTTTTTCGTGAATTCCGTTCCATCAACAGTTGGAAATGTGGATATTCAGTTGGGGGCGTTGGGAGGAAACACGAATATGTATTTTTGCACAGGAGGAGTTGTGAACCAGCGGTTGAAGCTGGATAGTAACGGAAACTTCGCGGTCATGACCGGAACATTGACGACCACCGACGCAACGAAGCCACACTCGGTTGGAGGCATAATATTCCAGAACCAGAACATCAGTGCCACGTCTCTTACGATTAATGGTGTACCATACACCGGAGGAGTGGCGGCGGGTGTTGCGACCATAAATAGTACACTGTCTGGAAACGTTATCTTCACTGCTGGTACAAATATTTCGCTCTACACGTCTGGAAACAGTATTGTGATTGGAGTCTCGGGATCAACAGGTGGAAGTAGCATAGGAGTCACAAGTCTGAACACTCTCTCGGGAGACCTCACTCTTTCCGCCGGAACCAATATTTCGCTGTACACGTCCGGAAACACTATTGTCATTGGAGTCTCGGGATCAACGGGTGGAAGTAGCGGTGGAGTCACTACCATAAATAGTACACTGTCGGGAAATGTAACTTTCACTGCTGGAACCAATATTTCACTCTACAGTACGGGGAACAATATTACGATCAAAACAAACGTCTCTGGAACATATGGTGGAGTGGTGCTTTCGTCAAGTGTCGTAACTGCATCGGCTGTAAATACTACAGGTGTACTAAAAAGTTCAATCGGGGGGGTGGGATTACAGAGCGGCACAGTCTCCGCATCTGCACTGTATACCAGTCCTTCCACCTATCAAAATGTAATTGGAGGCGTAACCCTTCAGAACAACGCAGTCACAGTGAATAATATCAATATCTGTGGTGGATCCGTAGATTCAATTGTAAGCACCGTCAACGGATACAAATCAGATATTACGATAACTGGTGGAACAGGTATTCAACTCGCAACTATAGCTCAGCCTTCTTCTACTAACTTTGCTATCGGTACCTCCCCTACGAATGTTACAGTTATTACTCTAGCAGGTGCATCCATTACCCTGCCAGACACGGGGAGGGGAGATATATTCATTTTTGATGTAGGTTATTCAACAGGCGGAGCTCCTGTGTCTCTCCAGTTCCCTTTAGGATCTGCAGACATTCCAGCTGGAACATCCTGGAGAATAACGAACGCCAGCCCTAATACTGTTAGCTTTTTGTATAATGTTGCCCTTGCAGCCCTACCAAATATTGATCCGTTTGCCAATGGAACCTTTAGTTTGAATGCTAATACCACTATCCTACTTGTAAATACCGACGGGGCAAAAACATACTACAACGTCATCTAAACACCGTTCATGACCTTTTGAATCGATACGACCGATACTCCCGAATGCTTTGAGAAATCTTTGAGAAACGCCCGGATCTCCGCCTTCGTTTTGTCGTGGCACAAGACGCGAGCAATCATTCCCGAGACCATGACTTTCGGTGTATGTTCCAGTTCCTCGTCGGGGGACTTGAAGATATCCTGAATCGTTCCCAGAATCTCTGTCCGCTGATCTTCTTGGATCGAGAGCCCGTTCATCATCCGCTCTGCCAAGGACAGCTGGGTTTTCAGGAGCGGGTTCTCTTCGGCGTGAATTCCAAATGTCTGAATAGCTTTCGACAAGGAGCGGGTCGATACATTCACAATCTCAGACATCTCTTCGTGTGTCCGTGATACGCCCATACGACGGCACGCCACAAAGAACACGGCACCCATGAGAGCCCTCCGAGTTTCGCCACGCAATTTCAGGGCTTCCGTCTGTCCCCGAAACAGGGCACACGCTTCCTGGAGAATGGCCTTGGTAAATCCGTGGCGGTAAGCGTACTGATTCAGTGTTTCGAGAGCCGAGAGCCATGACCGCTCGGAATGGGAGGCGAGAGACCACGCGGACAAGCGTTGAATACTCTTGAATGCGGCAGACGATACTTTTCTGTTCATCGCCATAGACCCGTATGACGAGTCGGGGAGCAGCTGATTGATGGTCAAGCCGACACGCGATGGATCTTCATTCCGGTCTTCGGCACCATAATATCTCCACTCCGCACCTTCATCAATCGTCTGCTCCATAATTGTTCCACACGACGTACATACTCTCTGCCCTTCATCCACCAGAACTCCCTTCTCTGGATGGTCACACATTCCTCTTCTTGCCACCTCAGCCATGTCGTGTGTACAAATGTCCGTTTTTAACGACTCATGGAATGACGCAGGAAATCCATGGCAGAGTCGTCGTACACAAAGGGGCGGTAATCGGCTCCCGAACGAGGGGGAGCACGCAGTCTGGGCTGGGTATTCTGCGGCTTGATCCAGGAGATCACCAGGTTCAAGGTTGGAGTCACCCATACTTGGAATCCCTGTTCGGTAAGGGCGTCTCTGACATACTCCACGGCTTCGCGGTGATCGTACAGGGGGTACCCAAACACAAACGAAGGAACATCATAGACAAAATAAGGGGCAGAAGGGTTCTGAATCGCATACGTCTTGAGTTGGGATGACAGGTTTGACAGAACTGGACGCATGGCTTGCATTTTTGCAGTCTTACGTTCATCTTCCTGCTTCCACAGGTCTTTGGCCCGAAGCATTTTCATACACGCAGAAAAGAAGCACCAATGAAATACACGGTTCTAGGTTTGAACGGCGGAGGAATGCGTGGATCTCTACAGGTGGGTGCACTCCAGGAACTCGCGGAGCAGGAGGGGGAACAATGCCTGAGCTTAGTGTTTACCGGAGGAGTATACGGTATTTCTATCGGAGCCCTCATCGCAACTCTCATCGCGTTCGAGTTTTCAGTGGACGAACTGAACATGCTTACTGGGCTTCTGGGAAATATGCAGGATGCCTTCAATCCCTTGCGTCTTCAAACCCTGTTGAGCCTCACCCAAACGAACGGGATAGATGATGGCTCGAAAATCTACGCCCTCCTCGACCAGGAATTCAAGAAGCGTGGACTGGACTTTTCAACACTGCGTATCGGAGACGCAGCCATTCCGCTGAACATTATTGCGTCGGACTTGACAACTCTGAAAGTCACCATATTCAGACAGAGTATTCGGGTATGGGACGCACTGCGAGCTTCGTTTTCACTACCCTACATTTTTACGCCACATGAGATTCAAGACCACCTGTTTGTCGATGGTGCCCTTTTGTGTCAGAAGATCGTAGACGCCATACCTGCGAAAAAGCGGGCACACACTCTGCTCTTGTTGACAACACAGGAACCTAAAGTAACCTTGGACAATTATCTGGGAATGGTTCCGTTCTGTAAGTCGATCAAAGAAACCTATGGAACGAAAGCAGAGTATCCCGACAATACATGCTTGCTTGTTGAAGACGGGGCACAGATGGTCAGTTTCTGGAACTCAGAGGAGGTTGTACGGCACTTAATCGGTATTGGACGAGCTGCCTACCTTAAGTTCAGGACCGACAGCCTCCACAAGAAACTCGCGTAAGACTTCAGTCTTGGGCGGACCAACATACTCGAATGTCTTGGACGATGTCTGGAGTTTGTATGTGGGATACGAATCAACCTTGAACTCCGCACATTTCTTGTCAGATTCGCAATTAATATACCGGATATCAATGGTCTTTCCGCCATACGTACGATCTTTGAGAATTGCCTCCAGGCTGTGCATTACGGGCATGGCGTCTTGGGAGTAGGGGCACCATTTTGTATAGAAAAAGAGGAAGTGAGCTTTATCGTCTGGTATTCCTATTTCCTTGACCTCTTCGACAAGCATGCGGCTGGCGGGGGGGAATCCGCGAAATACCCAGTACAGTCCGACAAAAACAAGGAGGGTGACGAGAGTGACCCCACTGGCAATGAGTCCCGTCTTCAAGACATCCATCTTCTATTTATTTAGGATAGAGAACAGACGTTATTTTCCGTTCGCGAGCATACCATTCACGATACGCTTGGTGCTGAGGAGTACCAGAAGCCAATTTCCACATAAGACTATGTGTTTGACGCTCGGGTTCACCCAGAATATGGGGCTTTACGGTATACCACTCTCCGTTATACCGAAACATTGTTCTTTACATATACGAGTTCGCTGTCTTAAAAGCGGGCGGGGAATCCAACGAGGTTGGCACCAATACCGAAGCCGGCACCCGTGCGGGCCGAGGAGCCGACAGAGGGGGCATAGATATCGAGGATGGCGAACACGGCGAGGGCAGTGAGGGCGATCGTGCCGATCTCGTCGACGCGGAGCTTCTTGCCCGGGAGCAGGTAGCATGCGACGGCGACGGCGAGGCCCTCCAGGGCGTACTTGACTAGACGCTTAACGAGGTCGGCAACATCAATGCCAACAGACGGGGCGGGGGCAGCCTTGGCAGAGGGATCGGACATTTGTTTATACTTGAAGAAGGAGAAAAATTCAGGTGGGTTTGGAATAAGTAAATAAGGAATGATCTCGACGTATGTCGTTATTATTTTATACGTTCTAGCCATCGTCTCCCTGGAAACCTGTGCGATGAGTTGTTTCAAGACATCCATAGAAGACTGGCGGTTCTTCCTCCTCGGTGTATTCTTTTATTCAATCGTCGGACTGATGCTGGTTCAGACATTCAAGCTCACTGGATTGGCCTTCACCAACGCCCTGTGGTCGGGTCTGTCAGTTATGGCGACAACGACGGTGGGAGTCCTCTATTTCAAGGAACGACTGCACCTCCACGACTACCTTGCGATTGCGATGATTGGAGGTGGGGTTCTGATCTTGAAATTCACTGAGTAGAAGAATAATGGATAAAGCTTTTTCGTCTATTGTCCTCTTATCCATCGTAGAGATCTATGGAGACTTTGCCCTGAGGTTCTACGCCCAGACAAACAACCTGACGTACTTTTACCACGGTATCGCAGGATACGCGGGCGTCGTGTTCTTCCTCATACAGTCATTGCGACACGGTAACGTCCTGTACGTGAACGGCATGTGGGACGGAATTTCGGGGATCCTGGAAAGTGCGGCGGCATACGTGGTTCTGGGAGATCGTCTAGAGAAGCCGATACAGTATGTCGGACTTGTCTTGACGTTTGCGGGAATCATGCTGATGAAAGCTTAACGGTTTACTTGTGTCCGACGAGCTTCCACACCATCTTGTGAGTGAGCATCCAGACGGCACCGAACACTGCGGCATGGGTGAGGTTCACCGTCATCGTGGACGCCCCGGGAGGGAGGCGAACCAGGACGCCGGGGGTGAGGAGATAGAACAGGACAGCAGCATATACAGCCATTCCCCACATTTGTTTGTTTGTATACTCCCGCGGGAAAAAAGCATTTTAACGTCTAGAGAGGGGAAGTATAAATGAGCTCTCGGCAGAAGGTTGAGCTTCCGAAGGTGGACGACGACGGTGTGGTAGACTACCTCGATGAGGATCCCGAGCTCCCCAACCAGCGTTACTGTATTGTGTCCTTCATTTCACCCGAGAAGGTGATTGAGCGGAAGCAGGATTTTTTCTTCAAGAAGTTCCTGCAGTGGACGGACTACGATTTCAAGGTGAAGGGACTGGAGCACCTGGCTGACTTCCTCGCCAAGAAGTATTCCCTCAAGATTGACGATGTCATGAAGGATATCCACGATTTTGAGAAGACGCACCGCGACGAGCTGAAGAACTCGGATGTCCCGGAGCAGTACCAGGTGTTTCTCCTGAAGCACGAGAAGGAGGTGCAGGAGGCGTTTGACAAGGCGAACAACTTCCAGTGCAATATTCGTGGTGTCAAGGTTCGCCGTGCCTTCCCGTCGTACGAGGAGGCTCAGCTGTGGTGCAAGGTTCTCCAGCGGAAGTACCCGAAGGACAACCTCATGATCGGTCGTATGGGTTGCTGGCTGCCGTGGGAGCCGTCCGAGCACCTCATGGAGAACGTGGAGTACGCGAACTCGCAGCTGAACGAGATCATGCGGAAGTACAAGGAGAACGAGGCGAATCGCGAGCTGTTCTTTGCCGAGGAGCGTGAGGCGTCAGTGAAGGCTCAGAAGGAGGAGAATGCCAAGCGTAGGGCAGAGCAGAATCAGCTTCAGGATCTCGCGAAGCCCGTTCACCCAGCAGAGGGAGCCATGCGAGAGTAGTAATCAACTATGCCCTGTCTTTTTCACCCACACGGATGGACCACGCCTCTGCGATGCCAGCTCGGCATTGTAGTCGTTAGCTGCCAACATCGTGGACATAAACGGCTTGTTATCCACCCACAGGGAGTCCGCACACATGTGGAACTGGGGGTGATCGCTGGCTTTGTACCAAAACACCTGGTCTTCCAATTTGTTCGAGCTCGACGAATTGCAGATCACGAGGCACTCGTAATTTTCCGTACACTGATCCATGAACTGACAGAACATCTCGAAGGAGGGGAACATACCTGCGTAGTTCTCGTAGATACGGCGGCGGTTGCCCAGAATGTTTTCGCGAAGAATGAAGACAAAATCGACGTTCGTGCGGAGATTAGGGGTAATACCGAGGGGGTACTGCATGGTAATCATGGTGGAGAGATCAACGTGACGGCCGTTCATGAATACGTAGCGGGTAGACTCCTCCTTGATCCACGAAGCGTCGTAGAGACAGTCGTCTAGAATAAGGAAGGCACGGGGGTCTACGTTTGACGCACCCGCTCCACGCTGTTGTTTCAAAGCCAGCTGACGCCGAATGACGTTCATGATAATTTCAGGTTTGTACTTGTCATGAATGAGTTTGGATGGAACCATATCCTGGAAGAAACGGTTTGCCACCTCTGTTCCGGAAATCACAGTTCCAATCGGGAACGCATCCTGGTTGTGAAACAGAATATCACGAACCAAGAAGGATTTTCCGGTATCCTTCTTACCAATAATCACAATCATAGGAGACTTGCGTGAATCAATCGCACATCTCTGTTTGATCATATCCATATTGAATTGACGAATGTTAAAGTTCATCTCCTTCCTTAGTATTTTCACAGGAGTAAATAATGTCAAAAAATACCCACGCATACACGATTCATACCATCCATCTGACCTCGGGGGATGCTGTGCGAGTCACAGGGAATATTGCGATTTACTCGGTGATCTATACAATCGCTGGAGCGTTTCTGTCGTATATTCTCTACTACCTATTTGACGAGTTCAACGAAAAATGGGAGGCCAGAGGGCTGGGGTATCAGCTCTTTGATGTATCGGCCGAAGTGAGTATTATTGGAGTGGTGGCCTTCTGGCTGGTCTACTTTATAAACGTATCAGCTCCAATTATCCCTGTCCGCAGAGGGCTGGAAGATTTCGTGGACTCCTACACTGCTGGTCTGTTCTTCATGTTCGCCATCTTTATTTTCCTGGGAGATCTTACCAAAAAACTGACTTACATTTTTGATACGTTTGTAGGGTCACACTTTGACCGAGTATTCCCCGCCGAAGGGTCTATCATCGACGGATCACTGCGGTACAGTGACAAGCAAAAAGCAGGGAAGTAAACATAACGGGAATGCCTAAACCTACGCCCGACTTGCGAACATCCAACGTCCAATTGGATGTTCAGAAGTACTCGAACCTTCCGGGACTCCAGGAACAGTCGCAGAAACTCTGGGGTCTTCGCCGCATCCAGCCCTACTTTCCTTCCATCCAGAAACTGTTCAAGCTGGAGAATGTCCGTATGCCGTACCACTACGGACTGAAACTCCAGCTTCCGATCCAAACGATCAGTTCGGAGTCAAGTGTCTACGTGTCTGGAAAAGAGGTTCCGATCCATCTCAAGAAAACGATGCTGTTCTCGCCGTACCGGGTCATGCACGGGGACTATGCGGGAACGGGACTTCCAAACACAGATGATACGGTATCGGAACCCCTGCGTATCCAAAGTCCTTACAATGCCGCATACGTCGGAGCCCTAGCCTCTGTAGTTCTCTCGGAATCTGGGTGCCAACATTTCCCGAAAGTGTACGGCGTGTTCTCTGGAATCGCTGAAAAGCATGTTTTGGATATCTCAGACGATTACGAGGATCTGTGCGATCGTCCATGGTTCTCTCAGAACATCGGACACTTTTTCGACCTGCGTCTCCGCAAGGCGGAACTCCCAGTGCTTGAACTTTCTGATGCGACGGAGTCCATAGATATAGGTGCAGTAGAACTCGAACCCCTTGCTCTCCCATCTCCACCAGTGGACATCATACAGTATGAGCCAGAAGATACGCACGACGATATGGGCGAATCAGACAGTTGTTCAACAGATTACGTATTCAAGGTTCACTCAGCCGCAAGTGATAGCGAAGACAGTGATGATGAAGATAGCGAGAGCGATGAGACCGGCGAAGGGTTTTCACAGGATGAGTTTGACGAGGCGTTTGCCCACGCGATCTTCAAGGATGCCCCTATCCAGATCACGGTTATGGAGAAGTGCGAGGGGACACTGTACCTTCTGTTCAAGGAGACGTCCGATGTGGCAAGGCGGTGTGCGTGGATGGCTCAGGTGATTTTTGCTCTGGCGTACGCCCAGCGGACGTTCGCGTTCGTTCACAACGATCTGCACGTGATGAACGTCATGTACGTTTCCACGACTTCCGAGTTCTTCTACTACAATGTGGGGGGCAAGAGTTATCGTGTTCCTACCTACGGCAAGCTCATTAAAATCATCGACTTTGACCGAGCATCGTTTTCAGTCAAGGTTCCGAAACTGAAAGACTCGAAGTTCTTTATGTCCGACCAGTTTCATCAGGACGAGGAAGCGGGGGGGCAGTACAACATTGCTCCGTTCTATAATTCCAAGTACACTGAAATCAAGCCGAACCCTTCGTTTGATCTTGTGCGTCTTGCTACGTCACTCTTCTGGGACTGTTTTCCGAAGGGTCCCGATGATGAGTACACGTCAAATCCGTTATTTAAGATGTTCATGACATGGCTGACACTTCCCGACGGAAAATCGGTACTGTTCCGTGATCCGCAGAATGGGGATTTCAGCGAACGGTACCGGGGGTTCAATCTGTACAAGGCGATTGCCAGGTACTGCCGAGATACGGCAGTGCCTCGCAAGCAAATTGAGAAGTTCGGAACGCCTTATCTCATTGACAGGGTTCCTCGCGGCGAATCATTTTTGGTGATTGAGTAAGAAGTAATTACGCCCCGGGCTTAATGCACGTGCCATCCGGCTCTAGCTTGTAACCCTTCTCGCAGCTTATGCACTTGGTCTTGTCAGCTCCGCACTTTCCATGCTGACACGAACAGGAAGCAAGACCCTCGCGGCCGCCGAGCATTGCACTCACAGCGTGGTGGGTGAAGTGGTACACGAGGGCAAACACGACACCGTGGACAGCGGCGACGGTCAGCTTCGATCCGCCCGGGGGGAGGCGGAGGAGAACGCCCGGAGTGAGGGCAACGAACAGAACGACGACAAACGCGAGCTTGAGCCAGTACATTTTGTTTGTATCCTAGCGAGAAGAATGTTTGTAGCCCAGTATAGTAAGAATAATACTATGGCACTTCTTTACTCTGGGGATATATTCCCGTCCAGCAGGTATCCTGGGATTCTGGGGTACAATGCATCCGGTGCCAAACCCCCTCAGCTCTGCAATGTTCTTGTTGTAGATGGCGTGAACGGTAATGATTCGTCAGCATCCGTCGGTGGTTTACCATATAAGACCGTGAACGCTGCAGTTGCGGCCGCGACGTCAGGAATGCACGTTTGGGTTCTTCCGGGAATCTACGAACTGACCGCGGGCATCACGATTCCTACAGGTGTGTCCATCCGCGGATCCAGCGTACAGACCTGCGTTCTCCAGATGACCAACGTCATCGCGAACACGACGCTAGTCACGATGGGAGAATCGACACGTATAGAAGATCTGACCCTCAATCTTACATCTGGAGGTCATTATACGCTCACCGGTATCGCACTCCCAGGAACAACCTCCCAGACGTCCAAAGTCCGTACGTGCGTCCTGACTGTCCGCAATTCCGCCGCTTCGGTAGGCGGGTCATCGGATGTCACGGGTGCCCTTGCATCGGGAACAGGAGCACTTTCACCTTCGTCCTTCTCGTTCAATTCCCTGAAGGGATCTACCATCAACGTGTATTCCAATGGCGGCGGGAATAAACGTGGAATTTTGGTATCTTCGTCAAATACACTTACCACGCGTGATTTGAATGTATATGTTGCTGCCCCCACCGATTCAACATCAACGGGATCGTATGTCGGAATTGAGACGAATGATGCTACTGCAAATCAGTATGGAAGCATTCAGTTACGGTCTACCACCGTAGGAACGTTCACTTCCTCCATCAGTGGAACGAACTCGGACATTTTACAGACTACTCCTTCGTCCATTATCTCCCCCGCCTACCTTGCGTCTGCAGGTATTCAGATCGGTCCAGGAACGGACTTGGTAACCAAGACTGCGGGAGGAAAAGGGTTCTCGTCGTATGTGTATCCGACCACGATTTATTATGGGTTGAAAGGAAATGTTACTAGTGCTGGTACTGGATGGTTATGGCCAGGGACACAGGCAGTAAGTGCAGGAGCGTTTCCAGATCCTGGACTTCCCGCAGCGTACTACCGTATCCAACAGCCATGTATTCTTTCGGGAATGGCGGTTGGTCTAAACGTATCGTGCGGGGGTACAAACTCACTTACAATCCTCGTCCAAAAAACCCCAGCTGCAACGGGGGTGAAAGTGGATACATCGTATACACTCACACTCAGCGGGGCAGCTATCAGCGGATCGTTCTATAACGCATCTGTGAACTTTGCAGCGGGGGACTATCTTCATGCATACCTTTCGTATACATCAGGTAGTCCCACCAACAATGCCCACGACGTAACAGTTCAATTGGATCTGTTCTAGAAACTGGGTTTCCCAACGAACATATCCTGAACGGCTGATGACGCGACGGACGCAGTGGCGACAACCGTCTCGGTATCTCCACCCATGGCAAATAGCAGGCCACCCGCACCGGCTCCCGACAGCAATCCAATCTTAGACGCATCCGTCCAATCGACGGGCTGCTTCTTAGTATACCGCTCGGCAGCGTACACTATAACTCCAGCAAGGGCGACAAGAACAATGACAATCAGAAGATTCGTGTCGACCATTCTATTTGATAGGTTCTGCTGGATTGTTTATAACTTTAGAACGAGCTCTCCGTCCTTCGCTTCCAGCTTGACATCCTTCTCCTCCTTTTCCTCATCAAGGCTCTCGAAATCGATCATGGCAGTCTCATCAGACAACTGAAGCTTGGGATGCTCATCATCGTCCGTTCCCACATCGTCGTCGTCATCCTCCTCCTCTTCCACCTCGAATGCCACCTTCTTTTCTGGCTCGGCTGCGGCTGCGGGTGCGGGTGCGGCTGCGGCTGCGGGTGCGGCTGCGGGCACAGCTTCTGCCGTGGTGGGAAAGACTGTATCAGTAGGCTGAATGACATCCTCGGCTTTCTGGGGTGCCTGGGGTGCCTCCTCGACAGAAAAGTATGTGTTCACAATGGACTGCCAGGGAAGGAAAGAGTCAAGAACAGTATCGAACGCAGTGTCCATAATTGTATCGATCTCTTTACGATTACGAGCCTGCTGCTCGGACGTTACACCGAATGTACGGAACAGGTATGCATGCTCCCAGCACCGCCGGGCGACTTCCTTGTAGTACTCGTGCACGAACTTGGGAAGCGGGGGTCGTTCGAACTCGACATCGATACTGTCTTGGGTAGAGCGGTACTGAATCGCGGCGAAGGCACGGAGGTAAGTCAGTAGGACACCTGTGAGAAGTTCTTCGAGGTATGAGCACTTGGAGGCGGCAATGATACGCTTAACCTCTGTCTGTAGAACGTCGTCAGTCCACACCGGGATGCGGGTCAGGAGATTCTGGAATGTCTTCAGAATCTGGTCGGTCTGATTATTCTTCTCGCAGATGGTCTTGGCGTTCTCGTACACGCTCCAGATTCCCTCGGTAACGTGGGGAAGCACCATAAGCGAAAAACGATTACGAATATGCCGCTTGGCAAACTGAGCCTCGTCTTTCAGGGACATTTGTCTTGACAGCTCATATCTTTAAGTGTACAATGAACGCCAGTGTTCAGGAAGAGAGGTGTTGAAGTCCGTGAGAAGTGTCTCAACCATCTTGCGATCCAACTTCATGGGGAACTTCACCGGGATCCAGAACTTGTACGCCTTGGCACTCTGTTCATCAGAAATGCGTATGAGGTTCACGCGAGATACGACGGCATCGACCACACGAATGAGGTTGCGTACACCCTCTTCAGTGTTCGAATACTCTTTGATAATATATTCTGCAGCATCTTCGGTAGCCGAAAGGTCGGCGGCGGCGATTCCAGCGTGCTTCAGGATATCCGGCCAGATATAGTTGGCAACAATGACCTTCTTTTCAGTTTCCTTGTACCCTGGAATATTGATTACACGCATACGATCTTTGAGTACGGGATGAACGCGGCTCTCGTCGTTGAACGAGAATACAAAGAGACACTGGGATAGATCAAAGTCAATACCTGCAAAGTACCGATCGTGGTAGTGGGAGTTCTGAGATCGGTCGGTGAGATGGATCAGCATCGAAATGATTTCTTCGCCGTGAGGAGTACCGCTGACCTTATCGAGCTCGTCAAAGTAGAGAACAGGGTTCATGCACCCAGCTTGGATGATCGAGTCCACTATCCGCCCCCACATGGATCCTTCATAGGTGTACGAGTGTCCAGTATAGTGAGCGATATCAGACGCACCTCCTAGAGACGTGAAGATAAACGGGCGACCGAGAACTTCGGCAATACCGTTACGAGCGAAGGAGGTCTTGCCGACACCCATAGATCCACGCATAGCAATCACGTTTCCGACCGATTTAGGATTGGAAATCCACTGTGCCAGGGTCTGAAGGATCTGGGTCTTGGCGGAGAGCATGCCGTAGGTCGCTTTGTCCATCTTTTCACGTGCATTCTTCAGGAAATCAGCACACTTTACTTCGCCGTCGGCAATTGTCACCGGCAGGGGGACGTTTTTTCCGAACGGAATCCGGAGAACACCGTCGATCCAATTACGAAGCTTCTGAGATTCGCCGTTGTCGGATCCCATACGGTTCATGGCATCAACTTTACGAATGATCTCACCCTGGATCTTTGCGGGCATATCGATGTCCAGTACTCGGAATTTGTAAGGAACATCCGACTCTCCAAGGATGTCAGCGATCGTCTTCATCTTTTTCAGAGCACCCTTCTTCGCCTGCTTCCCCAGACCCTCGAAGTAATCACTCTCTCGCCGACTGAGTTTGAGGGCAGGCTCGTCCTTATCCTTATCCTTCCTGTCTTTACCCTTCTTCTTGGTATCATCACCAATGATAAACAGTGGTTGGTTGCGACTGCCTCCACCAAGACGACTAGCAAACAGGCTTTGAATGAACTCGTGGGGAATCTCGTCATCTTCATCCTCGCCTTCTTCGTCGTGGTCGTACTCGTAATCATCATACTCGCCCCTCTCGTCATCGTCCTCGTCCTCATCGACACGAGCGTGGAGATGGATCTTTACCGAGACAGGGAGTGACGACGGGAGTGTGATTCCGTGAATAGTCTGAGTCGCGGCGGCGGGCTCCTCCTCCTCATCCTCCTCCTCTTCCTCATCACCATTGAACGTTGAATCGTCGTCGTCTTCCTCGTCGAACAGTGTATCGTCATCCACCCACCGTACGTTATCATCTATGGTCTTCTTATTGCGACTACGAAGATCGTAGCGTTTCTTGGGATCTGCAGGCTGATTTGGCGGTGCAGCCTCGCCGCTCTTCGTCCGACGACGACGTGCTACGTTCTTCAATGTTTCGGACATATTACTCTTGTCCTCCAGAAGAAAGTTTTGACATGCAATCCATTTTGTCGGATATGTATAAGGAATGGACGCCGCTTTCATAAAGAAGGCACAAAACATCGTAGATTATGAAACTGCCCACGACCCCAAGGTGAAGGAGGTTCTTCAGATCGTCAAGGAGTTTATCCAGGCTAAGCGTGTTCTGTGCTACGGCGGAACAGCTATCAACAACCTTCTACCGAAAGAAGATAAGTTCTACGACCCGAACTACGATGTTCCTGATTACGATTTCTACAGCGAGAAGCCCCAGGTTCATTCGCTGGAACTCGCGGACATTTTTTACTCTCGCGGGTTCCGGAACATTGAGGTGAAGCCCGGTGCACACTTGATGACATTCAAGGTGTTTGTAGATTACACTGGCATCGCTGATATAACCTACCTTGAGCCCCCAATTTTCAAACACCTGTGGGACGAAGAAATCATCAAAGGAGGAATTCATTACGTCTCCCCGAACTTCCTACGGATGTCCATGTACCTCGAGCTGTCTCGTCCACGAGGAGATGTCTCCCGCTGGGAAAAGGTGTACAAGCGTCTCATGGTTCTGAACAAGCATTACCCTGTAGGATGCAAGCCGTATGCTGAGAAAGGTCACTCAATCTTGGGAGATGCCCAACGAGATGGAGTGGAAAAGCTACTGCAGACGAAAGGTATTGTTCTTCTGGGAGTTCACGCGGTTGAGCTACATTCTCGGAGTCGTAATAACGTGTGGCAGACTCCAGTGGACGTTCTAGCCGACGATATGGCAGCTACTGTCAACCAGTTCATGAACGTGCTTGGAAACGTAGATGTCCAGGAACGCCCTGCCTACGCCGAACTTCTACCCGCCCACGTCGATATTATTGACAAGGCAACAGGTGCCCTGGTAGTTCGAGTGTTCAAGACGTTTGCGTGTCACAGTTACCACCTCCTCCAGAACGGGCTGCGAGTCGCATCCATTCCCACCCTTCTGCAATTCTTTTTTGCATTTGTCTACGCCGATGCCCACTTTATCGAGGGAGGTTATGACCAGGATCGCGTGATCTGTATTTGCCAGCGGCTGATGGATCTGGCGGCATCTACGAAACGCCGGTTCGATCTGTTGATCCCCCTAGATTGCCTGGGACATCAGGAAACACTCACGGAAATCAAGAAGAATAAGAGCGACCTGTTTGAAAAGACTCCCAAGAAATCAAATGAGTTCTTGAGGCTCTTTTTTGCGTATAAACCCGGAACCTTGAACAAGACCCAGAAGAACCGGATCAAGACGATCCTGCGGAAAACTGCGAAATCGTCAACGCACGATTTAGTATCGGATCAGACTGACTGAAACCTTGAGTAGGTTGAATGGCGTATAAGACGACGAATCGCAGGGAGTACACTGGGGAGTCGTGTACCCCACACCCTTTACGAGGGGATTGTAGGGTCCGTATGACTGTGTAGTGTGTCCCATGTCTTTGAAATCCGTTTGAGGAATTCCGCCGATGGGATTATAATTCTTCTGTGTAGAACTCAAGTTCTGGTAATTCCGTTTGGTACCCTGCTGCCGAAGTAGACGCGTAAAATCAGACGAATCACGGATGCGATTGACAAAATTCGGCGTTGTGTCCTTGTTTGAGTTCGCGGTGACAAAGCATAGCGACATTGTAGTTTATTGATGACTAAGAATAAAGATATAGATGACCGAAGACTTGATTCTCTTGTTTCTGGTTGTGGCACTTCTTGTCGCGACCATAAATATGACAGCAGTGGGGCGTGAGCACATGACCAAGTCTCCTCCAACCCAGTTGAGCCCAGAGGAGAGTCTACAAATCGTTGAGAGTTCTCTCAAGAAATCGGGTCCGTCTGGGACATACGCAGCCTTTGACACCCAGCTTTCAAAATATGAAGATCTCATCGCCAAGGATGGTAGCGACGAGTAGTAGAAATGTTCACATCATTACATAATGAAGAAGTACGTCTTGATTGGGTTTGTTGCACTCGCTATTTTGATTGTATGCCTCCTCCGTCCTCGCAGGGAACACCTGGACGTGCAGAACTCCGATGACCCGCAGATGCGTCTTAAGCAGGCACAGTCAAAGGTAGGGCAGATTAACGACCGCCTTTCAGTTATGGAAGCCAAGATTGAGGAGTCTGAGTCCAAGCGTGGAGAAAGCACCGGCGAGGCGACGAATGCTCTAGGAAGCAGCTCTGGAAAACTCAGTTAATATATAACAAGAATAGCAATGAAGTCTTATGTCCTGATAGGATTTATTACGCTCGCTATTGTCGTTCTGATATTCATCACACGACAGCAACGGGAGACATTTGATAGTACGGATAAGGCGATTGCCAGCCTTCTCGTGAACCCGAATATTCGACTCTCTAAAATTCAGAAGTCGCAGGAAAAACTCGAGGACGCTATGAATGCTGGTGCAGGTAAGGCTGGAATCAAAGGTATATTGTAAACAACTACTAACTAATTACTGTGCTGACCGATCCACCAATCGGTAGAGAGGTAGGAGGGGTAGAATGGTAGGGTATTTGCACTGACCGAAGGGCGGGTGTTCGCCAGGCTGCGGACGGCATCGGGGGTAAGGGCGTAATTGTAGTATACCAGACTTCCAATCTGACCGTTCCACCCGCCGTTTCCGGCAACATACAGTGGCTGCTCATTCTGGAGAGGCAGTCGCTTCATTGTGATGTGGCGGTAGAGTAGTCCGTTGACGTAGACATCCAGAGACCGCTGGTTGACAACGATTGCAAAGTGGTTGAGCTTTCCTGCAGGGAGGTTTCCGACGACAACCTTTTCTGGGTTATTCTTATCGTATGTATCCTGTGTGATTGTAATCTGGTTCTTTCCACTCGTCATAACGACGGAGGGAGACTGGAGAGCCATATCAAGACCGCCCTTGGTGAACAAGATTGGGCTCTTGTTCTGGGGATCAAAGTCGTTAATCAGGATCCAGGCGGCATACGAGTATTCAATACCCTGATCCTCGTTATTCGAGAGGGGGAGTAGGGCATCATACTGCTGGTTTGTCTGTCCATCCTGAAGAGGTCCAACAATCGTTACGCTTGCCAGCGTTGGTTGTAGTCCTCGGGGTTTAGATGAGAAGAAGCCGTACCCGAACTCGTAAAACACGAGGATTCCGATGCCCAGTACAATGAGCGTCATGAGGGATATAAGTATGGTCCGTGTATCCATAGTCTCTTGTTATTTTAGAAGGTATACTTGTTTATTTCCTGTCCCGTCGGATCAACCACCGCAAGTTTTACGACATAAGGGTTCGTGGGTGTCGAGGAGCTCGCTGCTGTCTGGGCGACCGCGGCGGCAGGCGGTCCAGCCTTGTAGAAGGACATCGCCATATTCGGGTTGAGTGCACCTGCATAAAAGTTGAGAGCCGCGAGGTTCCCCGAGAATCCACCCTTACCCATTACCGTGGCATCGCCATTCGGGGCTTGTGGAACCGCGGGGAGTAGGCACGAGCGTACCAGCATACCGTTCAGGTATATATCTACGTTGCGGCTACTTACAGACAGAGAGATACAGAACCATGACTGGAGAGGTACGTTCTTGACCTTACACGTGAACGAATCGTCGGTGGATCCCGTGAGTCCCACCGGGGACGGCACGCTCGACCCGCCCGATCCAGCGGCACCGGACATCAAGTTGATCTTGACATCTAGAGTGTTCTCAACAGGGTCGAGGAAGACGTAGGGGTTCAGAGAACCATCTGCTCCTCGGGTAAGAACCGGCTTCTCCTGTCCGAACATATAGTTCCAGTCTTGAATAAACATCCACCACTGAACTCCGTAGTTTCCACCGTTAGTACCAACCGATACGGGGATAGACGAACCGGGAATAACCATGGATGTATTTGTCGTAACGCCCGCAGCAGGAGTTACGCTTCCAGACCAGGTAGGCGTGGTGAACGTTCCCTGGAGGATAAAGAACGTGCCGTAAATGAGGAGGGCTGCCAGGACCGTGAATATAGTGAACCACATGGCACGGGACTGGAAGGGATCCGTCGAACGGGCAAAGTAGTAGTACGCCAGTGCGAGTTCAACGACCACAAAGACGATCGTAGCAATCGTTGAGCTGGTGATGAAGGTGAACGAAACTCCGCTCGCGGGTCCAGCGTTCGCAGTTGCTGCCTTGGCGTTCGGGTTGGGTGTCGCAGCCGCAGCAACCGCAGCAGCGTTCGGATCGGTGGGAGGCGTACTCATTCTTATTGTTAGAAGAAGAGGTAAAAACGGAACGAGAATTATCTGGCTGGCAGATAGACCAACTGAAATAGAAGATGTCTACTCCTATAACAATCTTCTGTAATAATTGCGGACTAAGGGGGCATACGTTTCGAGACTGCGGCGAGCCCGTCCTCTCGTGCGGAATTATTCTTATGCGAAACTTAACGAACCCCGGCGAACCGTCGACTCTCCCTCTTCTCACCGAAGATATCGAAGTCCTCATGGTGCGACGTAAGGACAGCATGTGCTACACGGATTTCATTCGTGGTAAATTTGATCCCGCTGACAAGGTGTACGTTCGGACGCTGCTCGACAACATGACACAGCAGGAGGTGTCCCGACTCAAGCACGAGACATTCGAAGCCTTGTGGTGTCGATTGTGGAACAATTCGGATAGACACGAGTATGAAATGAAGTTTGCAAAGGAGAAGTTCGATGCGGCGAGAGAAGAGATCGATGCGTCGGTGTCCATGTACATTGAGCCAGAGTGGGGATTTCCCAAAGGTCGTCGTCTGAAATGCGAGAGCGACCAAGGATGTGCCGAGCGGGAGTTCTTTGAGGAAACCAACATTCTACGATCATCATACACGATGGTGTCGGGAATCCAGCTAGAGGAGACGTTTGCAGGAACGAACGGGATCATGTACCGCCACAAGTACTTCCTGGCTGTCATGTCTCGTCCAGACAGGATAGATATCCACCAGCGATTCACGAACATGCAGAAGCGGGAAATCTCGGCGATCGGGTGGAAGACTATGGCTGACTGTATGAGCCTGACTCGTCCGCAGTATACTCAGCGACACAAGATGCTCCAGGAGCTATCGTCTCTCGCTGAAACGGTTGAAGTTCGTCTCCCGAAGGAATAATAAGAGATGACTGTATTTGCTTTGACAACAGCACGCGAGTGGGGAATTATGTTTGGACTAGGGTGTGGAATTTATGCATTCTTTTTCCTTCTAGGGTTTGGATTCTCGGCTGCTGCCACGTTTCATGACTGTGAGAAAGCCGATGCAGCAAAGAATGCAAAATATGGAGCCATCTGGGCAGCATACCCCGCGGCTGCGTGGTTCATTATCAGGTCGTTCGAGATTTTGCGTGTTCAGTTTGATCGGTTCTACCGGAGCTTTGATAGCTCAGAAGGAGGTATTGAGAGGGCAGGATGGATTTCTATAGGGTACTTCCTGACTCTGGCATGTGTCGTGGGAATGTACGGTTTGGTTGGAGACTCCGTCAAGGATGTGTGTATACCCAGCGTAGACGAAGCGACAAAGTTCAAAGAAGATATGGTTGCACGGAAAGCCGAAAAAGATGCGGCGATAAAAGCTGCTCAGGAGTCAACGCCCGCCGTCAAACCGGTAGTAGGTAGTGCACCAGCAGATAAGAAGTGATTGCCAGCATGATGATCCACCACCATAGGGGAAACACGGTGGCATCCCTGCGTCCTGCACCAAACTCCCTTACCTTTCCGCCATTAAAGACAAGTGCCGGACGAAAGTACAGGAGGGCGGACACTAAGAAGAGATATATAGTGAGCATCCATACACGAGGATCTCCGTCCAAATTCATTGTATCATGAACGTATTTTATTTACGTTGTTGATACAATATGAGCACGGCTTTCGTATTGCCAAATCGCAAAGCCTTTGCTGACTATATTGCCCGGATATACCTGAAATATCGGAAAGACCCCGCACCCGACGAAGAGGGTGTAGACCTCTGTCTCCAACAGGCTGGAAAGACGACTCGCGAACTCCTTCCATACCAGAAACTTGTTCGCGACTACCTCTCCATTGAAACTCCGTATCGGGGTCTTCTCGTCTACCACGGTCTTGGATCTGGAAAGACCTGCTCGGCGATCGGCGTAGCAGAGTCCCTCCTATCCACAAAAAAGGTGTGGGTCATGCTCCCTGCGTCTCTCCAAGATAATTTCAGGCAGGAGATCCGGAAGTGCGGAAATGCCATCTACGTCCAGAACAATTTCTGGGAGGTTCGTATCATACGCAGCGAAGCCGACAAGGCTCCTGCTCTTGCTCTAGGGATATCCGCAGAGTTCCTAAGTAAAGGGCGATACTTTGTCACCGTTCCAGGAAAGGACTCAAATTACTCGTCCCTGCCTCGTGACTCTCAGCAGGGTATCGACGAACAGATTGACGACCTCATTAAGAACAGGTACAATTTCATAAACTACAACGGTCTGACTGGCGAGAGTGTGCGTCGCATTGTACCCGACGACGACCCCCTGAAATCCAACCCTTTCGACAATGCGGTCGTCATCATTGATGAAGCCCACAACTTGATTTCCAGGACAATCAATAATTCCGTCATCGGAAAGAGGCTGTATGACGCCATATACTACGCCAAGGATTGCAAGGTCGTGGCACTCTCAGGAACTCCCTTGATCAACCGTCCCAACGAGATAGCGTATCTCCTCAATCTCCTGCGTGGACCCATTGAGCGAATTGTGATCCCCGTGAAGGAGCTTCCAACGTGGGACGAGGCAGGAATGAAGACGTACTTCCGTAAATTACCAGAGGTGGACACGGTGGAATTCAACAGCGTCAAGCGGTCGATTCAGATCACCCGTAACCCAGGACATTTCAAGTCGGTGTACAATAAGGAGGGCGAGCGTATTGCAGTCCAGTATGATGAGGCGGTGACATACAAGACTCCAGGAGATTGGGTGGACAGTATTCGCCAATCATTTGCCGCCACGTTTCCTGGCGGTGTTCTCGCCCCACGCGAAAACATCCAACGTGAAGCCTTAGAATGTCTCCCTACTAACTTTGCAGATTTTATGAATACGTTTGTTGAAGGTCTTGATGTCAAAAACGCTCTGCTTTTCCAGAAGCGTGCACAAGGTCTCGTGTCCTACTACAAGGGATCCGATGAACGGATGCTCCCCAAACGGGTAGATGACGACAAAATGCTTGAATTGATCGAAATGTCCGACGAGCAGTTCAACCGATACCTTGAAGTGCGATGGAAGGAGATTCAGCAGGATTCCAAGAAACGTACAGGTCCCGCTACTCTTAACGAAGACATGAAGACCTATCGCGTCATGTCCCGCCTCGCTTGTAACTACGCCGTTCCGTCGGATTACCGTGCTCTCGCGAATGAGCAGGGAGAGGAAGATAACGAAGACGACAAGAAGACTTTGATTCTAGGAAAGCTTCGCGAGAACCCTGACAAGTATCTCCGCGACGAAGGTCTAGCGACGTACTCTCCGAAGATGCGGAAGATCCTTGCGAATGTCAAGGCAACAACTGGAACCGACAACTTCAAGAACCAGTTCATTTATTCGCAGTACCTCAAGCTTGAAGGTCTTGGAATTCTTTCGGCTATTCTGGATGCGAATGGATACCAGCGATACCGTCTAATCAAAGAGGGTGGAAAGTATCGTGAGGCTCCAGACCTCGACCCTGCAAAACCGGCGTACGCATTTTATACGGGTGAAATCGAGAAAGCGGAACGTGAAATCACTCGCCTAATTTTCAACGAGGATTACCTGGGGCTGCAGTCCGATTATCCCGAACACTCGGGAAGTATTCGTGAAAGCATACTGAAACGCGGTGGAAAAAAGCTGATATGTATCCTGATGGCTACATCTAGTGGTGCGGAAGGTATTAACTTGAAGAACGTCCGACACCTGCACATCATGGAACCGCACTGGAACCCTGCGAGGCATGATCAGGTGATTGGACGCGGTATTCGCCTGTGTTCACACGCCACCCGCCAAATTCTGTCAGAAGGATCCATCAAAGTCGAAACGGTTCCGCAAGAGGAACGCACGATCCGTATATCGTTCTACGTATCCGTCTTCTCAAAGGATCAAGCAGCATCCAACACTGCCTTTAATATCGTGCCCATTCGAAGGACAGATAGCAGTCCCAAGAAGTACAATCTGCCGGAAGGAGGTGGGAGGGCACCTGAAGCATTCATGACCAGTGATGAGTTCCTGTATGAAGTGTCGTACGAAAAGGAGAAGATCACAGCTGGAATTACTCGGCTAATCAAGCAGGCAGCAGTAGACTGCGAAATTCATCGCAAGCTGCACTCGAGGGAGAAGCCGGTACTTCAATGTATGCGGTTCGATAGCACGACCAAAGGCGAAGATCTGGCGTTCAACCCCAACATCAAGGACGACGAACTTGATGCGTCCTACCTCAAGAACATGATGAAACGCAAGCGGCGGCTACAGAAGGTGAAGGTCAAGGATTTCGTATTCCTGGTGGATCCAGATACCAAGGAGGTGTTTGACGAGTCGGCGTTTGGGGATAAACAACGACTACTCAAATTGGGAACCCTCAAGGAGGATCGGATTCAGTTTTTCACGTATGCTTAGTTCTTCTCAAGGATGCTCTCCAGGAAGGCATCACAGATCTTAGACCACGGACGAGCACGAGCGGTAGCCACGCACTTCTCGGAGGTTTCACGACCCAGCATACTCAGTGACTTCTCCATCGCAGAGGCAACCTCTTCCGCCGTCGTGGTGTACTCCGTGAGACCTACACCCGCAGTCATCTGGAGGTAGGAGTAAGACGTCAGAGGACAACGTACACTCGTCTCGTCCGTCATGAACGACTTGTAGCAGTCCAGATCCAGCACGACCTGCGGGGCACCCGTTGCCATGTGCTCAAGCTGGCAGAGACCGAATCCCTCGCCGTTTGACGTGTTCACACCAACATCTGCCACATTGTACAGCTGGTTAATGGCTTCGTCATTAAAGTAAGCTGTGGGAGGCGTGGTGTCTACGATCGAGACACGAGTGCCGTACTTCAGGTTGTCCAGACCCAGAAGCTCGAGCTCATTGAGATAGATCTGGAGAGGCTGGTAGAACGCCCCGCCCTCCGGCTTCACGCCCGTAACAAGGAGGAGGTGAAGAGGCTCGTCAGGAAGCTTCTTCAGCAGACGGGCAAACGCCATGACCGTCAGATCGAGACGCTTACGCTGCGAATTGCGGTTCATGTTTAGGAACACTTTGGCATTCGGGTGAATGCTGAGGTTCTTGCGGACTCCGATCCGCTCAGAGTCCGACATGGGCTTGAACACTAGGGTGTCTACACCATGCTCCATCACATCAATCTTGATATTGGGCGTGGTGAGGCGGGTCATGAGATGAGCCTTCCAAGTATCCGTGAAACAGATGATACGATCGGCGGCGTTCTCAATGTTGCGAAGAAGACCCATGTCCGCACCCTTGTATACCTGATCAAGGTAGATCCAGAGTTTCCACTGCTTCTCCATATCCTTCGTCTGCTGGATGAACTGGTTGACGATAATCGGATCATTGTAAATCATGATGATGTCGGGGTTCACCGTCTCGACATACTCCTTGAACTTGTTGAAGCCGAACCCCTGTTCCTTAGGATCCTCGTTGGCGGCAGCATCGTACTGGATCACGCCCTTGAGGGGGCGAGCAGGGGCTGGCAGGCGGGCAGGAGTACGCTGAAACCCAAAGTGAAAGATCTTGATAAGAGGCGACAGAGTTCCTAGCTGCTTGAGGAGGTTGTAGGAGACCTTCGAGTACCCTGTAACCTGCTCAGTGTGTGTTGATACAAGTAGAAACCGAACAGGTGCCATTTTATGATTAACCTTTTCTATCTGTAAATACAATAGCATGGCAGAGTATTACACGAATCTCACGCTCAGCGGGCTTCCGATCACGTTCAGTCAGCAGACTCGGTTCAAGAGTGCATCTGAAGTGACCCAGATGAGGAAGCGAACGGTGGTCAACAACTACTACACGAACTATCCCCAGTCTCAGAAGGCGGCATATGCAAGTACGTATACGACGTTCCAGGCGGGTTCAGTCTATAACGATATTGGAGAAACGACCACCTCTCTTGTTCCCACGTGCTGCACGAACGGCAACAGCTTCGTCCTTGCCAACAATAAGGCATTGGCACCTGGAGGCGAGAAACAGACTGCCAATATGAATGTGAAGTCCCGGGCAGATATGAACAACCCTCAGTAATTAGTAGTAAGCCATTCCGGGAGCCTGTCCGCTCTCCTTCATTTTCGGGATCTTGGTGAACTCCGAGAACCGATCCATGAACGGAACTGGAGGAATGGGGTAGAGCTCGTGTACCGAGTTGCTACGCGTATACGCCCCATGAATCACCTTGCGTGTCTGTGTCCCTATCCAGTCGTACCCGAAGCGAACGCTCATGTACGAGTGAATCAAGACAAAGAGGACAAGGATGCCAATAATGATATACGGCAAGTTCCGATACATTAATCATACCCTATAAGATAATATAGTAAGAATGGGTGGCGGACTCGTTCAGCTCACTGGCTTCGGTGCCCAAAACGTGTTTATCAATGGAAACCCTTCCATGACGTACTTCAACAAGATGTACAAACGATCCACCAATTTCGCAATGGAACACTTCATGCTGAATATCGCAAATATCACCGACACCACGCTCCCACCTGCAGGAAACAAGACGTTCACGTTTCCGGTTCCTCGCTATGCCGACCTGCTCCACGACTGCTACGTATGTGTCCAGATCCCCGATATCTGGTCTCCGCTCTCTGGATTCGATAAGCAAACATCGTTGGCTTACGAAACCGCCTTCCAGTGGTCTCGTAATCTCGGGTACAATATGATCGAGACAGCCTCTGTTCTTTTCAACGGAACGGCTATGTGCACGGTAACAGGAGAATGGATGAAGGTCAAGAGTTACTTGAACAGTGACAAGACTCGGCGAGCTAAGATTGATGATATGGTTGGCAATACGGTGGACATGCACGACCCTGCAAACGCCCCCGGACGCACCAACCAGTACCCGAATGCGATCAACGTGTCTGCCACAAATACTGCCCCTCCCGCTCCCTCTATTCGCGGACGTCAGCTCAATATCCCCCTCTCCTTCTGGTTCTGCGAGGAGATCGGACAATCCATCCCCCTTGTAGCCATGCCCCAGACTGAAGTATCCATCCAAATCACCTTCCGCAATATCTACAGCCTGTTTACGGTTTTGGACACACGCGGAACAGCTGCGACCAACCCCACATTCCAGACCCGTGTCACCGGAAACCCTGGAGACTCTTATCTTGGAATCCAGAATTACCTGTCGTACCCCGATACGATGGGGAATCCCACCAATGCCTCGCTTGTAAGCTGGAACCTCAACCCCTACATTGAAGCCAACTACATTTTCCTAACAGACACGGAACGTGCGTACATTGCGAAACACGATCGTTCATTCCTCATTACTCAAGTCCGCTATCTCAAGAACAACAACCAGTACGGGTACAACAACGTAACTATTCCGATGTACAATCTGTGCACCCGTGTCGTCTCCCTCTTCCAGCGTCAAGACCGAATTCTCTTGAATGATTGGGACAATTACACAAACTGGGATTCAATATACTACCCTCCTGTCCAAACATACCCAAGCGTCCTGCCGACCCTGACTGCACCTGCGACACCCGACCAATGGTACTCGACTGGAATTCAACTTTCAAACTCAATGGATTCCCAGAACATTCTACTGGAAGGAAACCTGACATTTGATGGAACTGATCGGTTTGTAACCAAGAATGTCAACTTTTTCCGCAATATTCAGAATTATCGTTTCTCACCGGGTGACACAACTGCTCTTCCCGGTATAAATTTATACTCATTTTCTCTGGATCCCAATACTATCAGTCAACCGTCTGGAAGTGCAAACGGCTCAATGTTTAATAAGACCAATCTGCAGTACACACTTCTGACACCCCCTGTCGTTCAGACAGGTCCAGTGTCTCAAATACCAGTATGCGTCATTAAGAACACCACGTTCAATACCAATCCCACCGTTGTCCCCGTTGGAGCAACGACTGTTCCGACGAATGCGTCAGGACAGGCGATAGCTCCGCCGGCGGTACAGGCGGGTCAGACGCTGACGGTATACCCTTCCCCCACAAACGTACAGATTCAATATAATGGATATTCGTCCATGATCTATATTGAATCGTACAATTTCCTCAAGGTTACAAATGGACAAGCAAATCTTGTCTTCAATACATAATAGATTCGGATGGCGGACAATACCGATGACCCCGTTGCCGATGTTCCTCCTGATCAAGTAGCCACCGATACTCCCGGACCAGTTGTGTCATCTGCAAATGGACTCCTCCTGTTTACGTTCACTCATATTCTGATTATTATTTACTATCGTGCCGCGTGGTTCGCTTTGGAATCTCTGGTGTTTGAGAAGTACCCTGCGATCGGAGCGTATTCCACGTTCATTCTGATTCCCTACCTTGTCCCTCTTGCGGGAATGCTTGCGTCGGTCGTGAATGCTTCAACTGGGGGACTGACAGCATGGACACTCTCCACTGTGGGAATCGCGTCATCTGTTATGGGGTTCGCACTGATATACATCCTGGTCTTCGACATGCCCCCCGAGACGATTCAGTTCGCCATGAAACTCTTTAAATCGGGGTCTCCGTCTCCTCCTGTAGCAGCGGCGTAGATGCACTGAGAGAATGCAGCTCGTCCATCGCCTGCTCAGGACTCTCAAAATTACGGAACAGGATCTGGTTGACTTCAGCCGGGCTCCACTTCTCATCCATCTTGGCATCATCGAACAGTGGGTGGGTTACTCCGTCCGTGATGTCGTAGAACCCTTCAATCATCTCTTTCAGGACAGTTCGCGAACACTTCTTGAAATGGACGATCATATCAATGCGACCGGGACGAATGAGAGCACGATCAAACCGCTCGGGGAAATTGGAGGTGAATACCATAATGCGACCGCTGGATTCTAGGGTACCATCGAGGAGATTGAGGAGGAATGAGAGATCGATGGGATCCTTAATAATATCATCGTCCATTTCGGGAGCAAACGGATCCTTAGGAGCCTGCACCTGCTCTGGACGCTTCCACTCCCGCTTCAGGAGTACGTCGCCCATCGCATCGGCGTCCTCGATAATGTAGAGTCGCTCGGAAATAGGAATAGTGTACTTCTCAAGTGTTGTCCCGTTGTACACGTGAAGATCGTCACTAAAAAACAGCTGGCGAAGCTGAGTCTTGGTCTTGATTTCCGAGAGCTGGATGTTCACGGGGTGACGACGGGCAACGTTGGCAATCGCCTTGATTTCCGACGTCTTGCCGGTTCCAGGGTCTCCGTGAAACAGGAAGCCGAGGGTATACGGAATTCCTTTGCGTTCGTACCACGACCGCTTCTCCAGGAAAAAATTGACACGCTTCTTGACCTCCCGCTGCTGCTCAAAGTAAACGTTCTCAAACGTGCGGGTTGTGGAGAACTTGTTCTTGGTGTACACCAGAAAGTTCTGGGGAAGAGGATTCTGATTCGACTTTCGCTTCTTGTTGTCCACCATCTGGTCAAAGAAGTAGAGATCGTTGCCCAGTTTGTTGAGCATGCGGCGTTCGTAATCCTGGTTGCATGAGTCCACGAACTTCTGCAGGGTCTGAATCGGGTGGTTGTAGCAAAAAATCTGAAACTTGATGTTCTTGATATTTCCATCATCAACTTCTACATTCGTGAGCTTGAAGTAGATATCCTCGTCGAGACGCACGGACTCAAACTCGTAAGGGAGGTAATCGTGGTTGGCGATGGAAAGAAGCCGCTTGGTGGCTGGGGAGCATGCGACGTAATGAATGATGGCATCCATCCGTGTCATAAATAGAGGAGCCTGTCCGCCCTTAGTGGGAGGAGGAGATCCACGCTCGCACTCAATGACCGCCGAAGGTTTACGGTCATCGGACTCGATAGAACTGGCAAAGGATGTCTTAAGAGATGATAGCCACGAAGGGTACAATGCGAGTCCACGCTCATATATATTGAGTCCAATGAATGCCATGAGCGGCCTAAAACTGTTTCCCGTTGTCGTCAAGACTTGGAAGAACAGTGACATCTTGAGAAGTTCACCCAGAGATGTCATTGCTTTCTTCGAATATTTCATCGGGGTGAGCCAAACGCTGTTAGGCACTTGTCAAGGGTGGGAATACCCTCATGAACTGGCTTTGACCGTTTGAGACGGAGCTGCTGTGAGGCCTTGTTCACAGTCTCGCTAGATAGAGAGACATAGGACTTGACATCGCGGACTGATGACTGAGTGTTCACGGACGGCATGTACAGTCGGACTGGAGGCATCGCCAGCTGGAGAGGCTTGGTACAGTGCTGGACAAATTCGCGGTACTGCTGGATATCCAGATTCCCCCCAAACATTCGGAGGACACGCCGGTCGGGAGCGGGCTGAATGTCGTGATCCTTGTATAGCGACCGGTAGACATTCCGTAGCAGGGAGTGACGTAGCCATTTATCAGACTCTGTGATTCCGGGCTCGCGGTAGATAGATGCAAGGGCACACTCGGGGCTGCAATAATTTCCCTCGGCAGTGTACATGTTCGTGTAGACATCATAGTGCGTCGGGACAACAAATGAGTCTCCGGGGATGGTGTGGCAGCACCACAGGCATGCAGATCCGGGAGGGTACGATGTCTGCAGGGAAAACTTTGATACCAATTCGTGAATGACCGACTCATCGAAGCGTCGTTCCTGTGCTTCGGTGGTCTGGAGAATATCGGAGTACTCCAGGGCTCCTCCAGACGGAGCAGGAACATCCACCCTCTCCTCCTCGAAATCAAAGTCCTTCCCTATTCGCAGGAAGAATATCACAGGCGGAAGCTCGACTGTTGGCTCGTCTACGACCTTCTTTCCCTTCTTTGCTCGAGCAGGGGGCATTTACATGAATATGGATTTTCTGCGTAAAACGGACTGGCTTTTTGGGAAGGTACCCAGACACTACAAAATGGCGGAGGCGTACAAGAAGCACACGCACCGCGAGCACATTCTGTCTCTCCCCGACACGTATGTCGGCTCCATCGAGACGTCGGTTGAGGAGATGTACGTCGTGGAGGACGAGAAGTTCATTCAGAAAAGCCTATCCTTCAACCCTGGATTCTACAAGCTGTTTGACGAGATCGTGGTGAATGCCCATGATCAGGTGGTGCGGATGCGTCAGCGTGGATCCGCCAATCCAGTCAAAAACATCACAATTGAGATTTCGAGCGACAACAAGACGATCACGGTGGAGAATGACGGGGAGGGTATCACGGTAGCCGAGCACCCAGAGTACAAGGTCTGGGTTCCGCAACTGGTGTTTGGCGAGCTTCTGACTTCCACGAACTACGACAAGGACGAGAAGAAGCTGGTGGGCGGCAAGAACGGCTACGGCGTGAAGCTTGCCAACATCTTCGCGAAGACGATGACAGTGGAGACGGTGGATGCGGTCTCAGGCAAGAAGTATACACAGACCTGGGAGAACAACATGACGGTGGTGAATAAGCCGAAGATCGTGGCGTGCAAGTCCAAGCCGTATGTCAGTGTCGCGTGGACCCCCGACTTTGGAAGGTTCGGTCTCACTCAGATAACAACCGATCTGCTGGGTGTGTTCCGCCGGCGGGCGAGTGATCTGGCGATGACGGTGGGCAAGGATGTCAAGGTACATTGGAAGCACGGGGAGGAAAAGGTACTGATCAAGTGCCGTGATCTGTCGGCGTATGCGAGCGAGTTTGTGAGCACACCGGTAGCGGCACACACGAGTGACCGGTGGAACGTAGTGGTCGCGGATACTCCTGCGGACGGGTTCCTCCAGGTCTCGTTCGTCAACGGTATCTGGACATCTAAGGGTGGGACACACGTGGACTACGTGGTAAACCAGATCGTTTCCAACCTGTGTGAGTTCCTGGAGACGAAGAAGAAGATCAAGGTCAAGCCCTCACTGGTGAAGGAGAACATTGCGGTGTGGGTGACGGCGGCAGTGGAGAATCCGTCGTTCACGTCACAGACGAAGGAGGCACTGACCACAAAGAGCACAGCATTTGGCTCGACGTGCAAGTTGCCAGACGAGTTCTTCAAAAAGGTGCGAGCCAAGCTTGAGTTGGTGGACAAGTTGGTGGTTGCTCAAAAGGAAAAGGACGAGAAAGAGAACAAGAAGAGCGATGGACGGAAGAGTTCTAAGATATACGGTATCCCGAAGCTCGACGACGCCGCCCTCGCAGGTACCGCCAAGTCTGCCGAGTGCACTCTCATCCTCACCGAGGGGGATTCCGCCAAGGCAATGGCTCTCAGCGGTCTTACAAAGACTCAACGCCAGACTTTCGGAGTGTTCCCACTGCGGGGGAAAATCATGAATGTGAAGGACTCGTCGGCGTCAAAGGTAGAGCTGGCGAAGGAGATCGCCGAGCTGAAGAAGATCGTGGGACTTGAGTCTGGGAAGACGTATGCGGATATCAAGAGTCTACGGTATGGACGTATCCTGATCATGACCGACCAGGATTACGATGGGTCGCACATCCGCGGTCTCCTCATCAACCTGTTCCATGAGCTCTGGACGGAGCTGTTTCGGATCCCAGGGTTCCTCACCTACATGGCAACGCCGATTGTGAAGGCGACGAAGGGTAAGGAGAATCGGACGTTCTACACACAGTTCGAGTATGACCAATGGAAGACGTCGGCAACAGGGAACTGGTCGATCCAGTATTACAAGGGGTTGGGTACGTCGACTCGCGAGGAAGCCCAGGAATATTTCAAGCACATGAATGTCACACAGTTCCGGTACACTGCCGATGCAGATTCGGAGGCGATCGATCTGGCATTCAACAAGGCTCGGGCGGACGATCGTAAGACATGGCTCCAGGGACACGATGCCTCCGCAATCGTGATCCCAAAGGCGGATAAGACCCTGCCGTACGCAGAGTTCGTGCACCGCGATCTCATCCACTTCTCACACTACAATCTCGAGCGGTCGATTCCGAGTGCAATCGACGGTCTCAAGACGTCGCAGCGTAAGATTCTGTTCGGCTGCCTCAAGCGTAACCTCACCTCGAAGGTCAAGGTTGCCCAGCTGGCAGGATACGTGTCGGAGCACGCAGGATACCATCACGGTGAGATGTCGCTCAACGAGACGATCATCGGCATGGCTCAGGACTTTGTGGGTTCAAACAATTTGGCATGGCTGGTTCCCAAGGGTCAGTTTGGTACGCGTCTGGAGGGTGGCAAGGACTCGGCTGCGTCACGTTACATCTTCACCTACCTTCAGCCTTACATGAAGGATCTGGTCCCCTCCGACGACCTGCC